GAATGAGGGCGCAATCAGATGGTCGTCGACCTATACGTTCGAGCTGATAAAGGGGATGAATGAGACCACGCAGAGGGTAGTCAGCCGCGCCCTGAGCAACTATTACCAGCAGGGACAGACCATCGGAGAGCTTCAACGGGCGCTGGCTGGCACATTCGGACCGGTGCGCGCCGAGATGATTGCAGTAACCGAGGTCACCCGCGCCAGCGTCCAGGGAGAGATGGCAATAGCGGGTGAGCTAAGAAAGCAAGGCATTGAAATGACACCGTTTTGGCAGACCAACGCCGACGAGCTTGTTTGCCCGATATGCCAGCCCAGGAATGAAAAACGCCAGGGGGATGGCTGGATTGATCCGCCGCCCGCGCACCCACGCTGCCGGTGTTGGATCAATCACGAACTGCCGAAATTAATCGCAGTGAGGGCATGATGGCCGAGAATCCCCGCGGAATAGGCAAATTGCTGAGAAAACTGGATAGCCTGGAGGGCATGGCTATTGCCGTCCGTGCCCTACGCGCTGGCGCGTTGCACGTCAAAGGCAAAATTGCCAGATACCCGCCATCGAGCATTGCTAATAGCCCAGGGCAGCGCAGGTGGTACGAGCGTGGCTACGGCCCGCGCTGGCGGCGCAGAGATAACAGCATCGGAGGGAGTAAGACATCTGAGACGCTGGGGCGCAGATGGACAATAGGCGAGCGGTCAAGCGGCTTTCAGCAGGTGATCGGGAATAATGTCAGCTATGGGCCGTATGTGCAGTCAGAGGAGAAGCAGGCCAGGTTTCACAGGGCGCGCGGCTGGCTGACGGATGAGAAGGTTATCGACCAGGAGGAAAAAACAATCCTGAAATTTATCAAGGACGAGATCGATAAGGCACTAGCACAGTAAAAGGAAATGCAGTAATATTGGCTCCTTAGATTTTGTGATATAATATTCATCGACTGAATATTACACCTGGTTGCAAGATGACTCCAGAGGCCTCGAAGGGGCGGTAACAGAGGCAATCGGGTAAGGCGTATAGAGGCTAGACTAATAGCAGCGCATCGGCGGGAGCGATCCCGCGATGGGGGGTTATTGTTTATGGGTCATGCGAGGGTGCTGGCATTAGTGGGGGACATGGACGGATGTGCACTATGGCGCATCCTATTACCGTTCTCCGAATTGCTACGGCAGGGATACCAGGGGATCGAATGGGATCTCAAGGACAACGATTTCCTGGCTAATATCGTCCATAAGTTTGATGCGGTTGTCCTGCCGCGAATGCACTGGGAGCGCAAGGAACAGCGCAAGGCTGATAAATGGTTCGAGGCGCTACACAAAGCCGGCATTTGTGTGATTTATGAGATCGACGACGACCTGTTCTCGGAGGATTTCGAGCGGCGCCTGATTGCAGACAAGGGCTATACGGCAGAGAGGGCGCGCTTCAAGCGGGGGAGCATATTGCATACCATCCAGAAATGCGACGGGATTACCGTATCCAGCCAGAGGCTCGCAACGATGACCCGCCGCTATGTGGACAAGCCGACTTATGTAGTGCCTAATTACATTGACCTGCGCTGGTTCAAGGAAATCCAGGACATGAACGAACGCAAGGTCGAGGGGCTGACCGTCGGCTGGGCTGGGGGATTGCGACCGGATAAAGATATCGAGACAATGGCTCGTGCATGGGGGAGACTGGCCGAAAAGTATCCCGATGTGACCTTCGTCATCCAGGGACATCACACAAAGCTGTTTTACGAGCTGGTCCCCGAAGAGCGGATCGCCATGATCGACTGGATGCCGATTGACGCATATCCGGCAGGGATGGTGAACATTGATATTGGCTGCTGCCCATTGACAGATACTACGTTCAATAGGGCAAAGACCTACATTAAGGCGATGGAGTATGCCGCCTCAGGCGCGCCGGTAGTTGCTAGCCCAACGGTATATAACCTGCTGATCGAGCACGGGGTAGATGGCTATATTGCAGAGACGGAAGATGATTGGTTCGATTATCTGTCCAGGCTGATCGAGGATGAGCAGCAACGCAGTGAGATGGCAGATAGATTACTGGCAAAGGTGCGCGAGTTCCACAGCCTGGAAGCCAATGCCTGGCGCTGGGTATATGCCTGGACGGAGATCGTCAGCCAATATCGAGCTAAAAAGCGTAAACGGATATATCTGCCTAAAGGGGTAGAAGTCCATGCCAACGCCTAACGAGGGGGAGAGTAAGGGGGAATTTATACAGCGTTGCATACCGATTGTTATCGAGGATAAGACCGCAGATGACCCCGACCAGGCGGTCGCGGTGTGCAGCAGTATATGGGAGCGTGCTATGGCTAAGAAAAATGACATTATCGAGGATGAAACCCTGGTCGCCTACGGCGGAGCCGTAAAAGCATTGGGGGGTGGCAGGGTGGGGGGCTATCTGGTGATATTCACCACGGACGAAGACCCGGACCTGGAGGGCGAATTTTTCACCAAAGATACCTATTTTGGCGATCCGGATCCCGTACCGTTGTATGGAACTGTTTACTATAACCACGGGCTTGATAAAAAAATTGGTAAACGTAGATTGGGGGTAGCAGAACATCGTGTTGATGATTTTGGCGTTTGGGCGGAGGCGCAGCTTAACCAGAGGGATAAATATGAGAAATTTATTTATCAACTCGCAGAACAGGGAAAGCTGGGCTGGTCGTCTGGTACCGCCAGTCATCTGATGGAGCGCGAAATGACGGGCAAGGCGGTATGGATTAAGTCCTGGCCGCTGGGCCTGGATGATACCCTGACGCCTGTACCGGCAGAGCCGCGCAATTCCGTGATGCCTCTCAAATCATGGGCGCCTATCATGCCCGCGCCCTCGCTGGCAGACCGGATGAAATGGCTTAATGTTGAGATAAAGGGTTTATACGATGATTTACGCGGCCTGGTTGGCAATATCGACCGACCGCTGTCAGAAATCAAGCGGGGGGAATTGACGGAGCTCCTTGAGTCGTGCTCGGAGCTGGACGCAGTGCGTACCGACCTCCAGAAAGTTCTCGATACCGCGCCGATCCCGATCACGCTGGTTGAGATAAAAAAGACCAGCTACCAGTTGGCAGAGCTGCGTAAGCGGTTCGCCGACATACTCAAGGAGAATTGAAATGGCTGAGAAAAATTATTCGGACATGGCCGTAAGCGAATTACGGTCGGAGATCAAGGTTGCCTTTGGACAGGCTGACCTGATCGAGAAAAAGTACCCTAAGGGGGAAATCACCAACCAGGAAGACATGACCCAGGTGAAGAAACTGCTTACCGATATCGACGCGATGGAAAGCCACCTGGCGGTTAAGGAAGATGCGGAATCCCGCAAAGCGCGTATCCTGCAGGGCATCGAGCGGTACAACAAGCCTGCCGCGGGCGCGCTTCGCCCTGGCGCAACGGCTGAGAATTACGAGAATGCTATGCGCGTTACTCCAGGCGACCAGTTCATTAAGAGCCGCGAATACATGGAGCTCAAGCAGTCGGGTGTGTTTAACTCTCACCTGGCGCGCGTCCAGTTCGCGGTGACCCTCATGGAGGGCACATCGCTTATCGAATGGGGGCAGCGGGCGAAATCTCAGAAGACTCTGCTCTATGGCTCCAGTGAGACCTCTGGCGGCGGGTTCGTGGTTAATGACCGCCTGCCTGGCTACGTGGAAATCCTGCAGCGTGAGATCGTCCTTATGGACCTGGTTCCCCGCATCCCAACCGAGAGCGACACCGTTGAGTACGTCGTGGAGAGCACCTTCACTAATGCGGCAGCCATGACCGCTGAGGCTTCCGCGACGACCGGTACCTCTGGTACGAAGCCCGAGAGCGCGCTGGCTTACGCGGTCAGCACCTCTGGCGTCAAGACCCTGGCGCATTGGATCCCGGTTACAAACCGGATGCTCTCCGACGGGCCGGCTATCCGCGGCATCATCAATGGGCGCCTGCTTCTGGGCCTTGACCTGGAATTGGAAGACCAGGTTCTGGGCGGCGATGGGACCGGGGCAAACTTTAGCGGTATCCTGAGCACCGCGGGGATCAACATCCAGGGGCTGGGCAGTGATAATGTTTTGGATGCTATGTTCAAGGCCCGCACCCTGGTGCGCGTCAATGGCAAGGGACGTCCGCAGGCTTACTTGCTGCACCCGAATGACTGGCAGGCTGTGCGCCTGGCGCGTGAGAACGCGGCCTCCGCAACGCTTGGCGGCTATCTGATGGGTGCACCATCCGTGGCAGGCCCGGTCACTGCCTGGGGGATCCCGGTTATCGAATCGGAGGCCATAACTGAGAACACCGGCCTGGTGGGCGACTTCGCTATGGGATGCACGCTGTTCGACCGCGAGCAATCCGCAGTGAGGGTTGGCACCATCGATGACCAGTTCGTGCGTAATATGCAAACCATCCTGGCAGAACTGCGGGCTGCGTTTGTCGTGTTCCGCCCCAACATGTTCACCAAGATCACCGGCATATAGTTCTAACTGCCGAAGGGGAGGGGCGGAGGGGATCGCCCCTCCCCAGAAAGGGAGTAATGGAAACGGTCGCTATCCTTGTCGTGAACTATAACATGCCAGAGAGGACGGACGCACTGGCTGAGCACATTAACAACCGAATAGAATGGCCTCACATGCTTTTCGTGATCGACAACGGCAGCGATATCGCCCCACGGTCAAAACATACTAACGTGTTCCTGGAGAAAAACCGGCAGACTACGGGCGGCTGGCTGGCAGGGCTGGAAGCGGCGGATAGTTACCATGAGGATTGGCTTGCTTACTGGTTTCTCATCACCTCTGCCGAATTCCCCGAATATGTTTTTGGTGACCCGCTTGCGCCGATGGCACAATTTCTTCTGGATGCGCCCAACGCGGTCGGCATACATCCCGCGCTTACACCCGACAGTACCACATCCTGGACACACCTGATAGCCCGCGGGGGAGATTATCCGCGCAGGACGTGGATGATAGACAATATCGCCAGCCTGTACCGCGCGGACTGGTTTAACAGCATCGGGCGATTCGACCCTGACCTGATTTACGGCTGGGGGATCGACCTGGAAACATGCTGGAAGGCGCGCCAACAAGGGCGGTCGCTGTGGGTGCATGAGGGTAGCTGGGTCAAGAAGATCACCGATATCGGCTATCAAATGGGGCGGATGAACATGAGCGCGGAGACGCGCCGCCAGGTAGCAGGCAATAACATGGCGGAGGTCTTATCCGCTCGTTATGGGCCGGATTGGTGGGACAGAATGCTAAATGAAAATGTGGAGGCTGGCTGGAAATGAATGGTTTTTTCCGCTGGGATGATCCCAAGGTAAGCGAGGTGGCGGGCTACGCGTTGCCGCACGATTGGTGGTCACGTCCCTACGAATACGCCTGGGCGCTGGGCTTCGCAAAGCCGGGGCAGGTAGTCGCCGACATGGGCTGTGGATGGATGTACAGACCGTTCAAGGACGCGCTGGCGGGGATTTGCGAACATGTTTACGCGGTCGATCAAAACTCTCGACTGCTGGCGCAATCCAGGCCCGACAACATGACCTTCGTTATCGCCAACTTCAGCCAGAAGATCGAGGCGCTGGAAGCTGGCAGCCTGGACGCGATCTTCTGCATCTCCGTCCTGGAAGACCTGGGCGACTTCGCCGGCCACGCGCTAAAAGAGTTCGGGCGCCTGCTCAAAGATGATGGGCTGGTCGTGATTACCTTCGATGCGCCGTATGACGATAACAACCCCACGCCGGTCTATCCGGGCCTGCCGCTGCATAAATTCAACAATGCAGTAAGGGCGGCGGGTTTGCGCCATAAGGGGATGTCTGACTACCGCAAGGACAATGCCGTAAATCACGGCGAGTGGAATTTATCTTGCTTCCACTGTGTACTGGAGAAGCGATGACGCCGCGACCGCTGGAGTGGATCAAAAACAATCTACACCCCCAAGGCGGAGTGCGCGCCTGGGCTGGCGGCCCGGCTTATCCCGAGGTAACTGGCTATCTCATCCCCACGCTGTTACGTTATGACGAAATCGGAATGGCGATCGGTTTTGCCGATTGGCTGGGGAAGGTGCAGAATAAAGACGGCTCTTTTAATGGGCTGGATGGCAAGCCACGTTCTTTTGATACCGCCGCGTGCCTGGAGGGATTGAGCATGACCTATCTCACTCAGCCAGCGGGCAGGGCGCGCGAATGGCTTTCCAGGATGCACGAGGGTGGGGTTTTCTGGACCACGCCGGAGCGGGATGAGCACAACGATTACACCATCCGGGTAAATGGAATTATGGGGATACCCCGCCAACTGCCCGAGAAGATAGCAGATAACCGCGTCCATTACATCGCTTACGCCCTGGAGGGCGCACTGGAGCTTGGAGAACGGGAATATGTCCAGGAAAAACTGGAATGGATGCGCAGTTACATGAACAACGGTTACACGCGCTACGAGATCAGGGACGGCTACGGCTGGGGGTTTGACCCCTGCGCTACTGCCCAGCTCGGAATACTGTACATCCGCTGTGGGATGGGTGACCAGGGGACGCTCGCCGCGCTGGAGCGAGCTACTGCCAACGGATATCCGAACGCGTGGACGGCTAAATATCATCTGGATTTATTGGGGATGGTTGAACGTGCAGTCTTATGACAGGATTGTCAGGGAGATTACCGGCAGAATAGCCATGACACAGCCAGAATGTGAAATCATTGAGGAGATAGCAGGACAGGTTTCAACATGGGTGGAAATCGGGTGTTTATGGGGTGGGTCTGCAATTCTGGCTGCAATGGCGAATCCCGATTTGCGGATATGTACTGTTGATCCGTTCGATAAATATTACGATGATGATTTATGTGTTGAGACGGTCCTGGAAAATTTTGTGCGCTTTGGCGTTGCGCACCGGATATCAATTGTCAAAGCAAAGTCGCATCCCTGGCCTTTCCCCGCTTCTGTGCGATTTGATGCGGCATTGATCGATGGAAGCCATACGGTTCAGGATGTCAAGGCAGATTGGGAAAATGTGTGGGCTTCAACAGATAGATTTGTTTTATTTCATGATTATGATGATCCGCCGATCCAGGATTTTATCGAGACTTCTGTGAAACTCAAACCATATCGGACAAGCAAGAGGATGGTTGCATTTGAACTACGAAATTGATTATGAGGCCTGGAGTGCCCCAAAGACGTTCGGTTTCTCGGGATGCTTCCGCCTGCGCAACGAGAGCCAATTCATGGAAGCCGCGATCCGGTCTCATCTGCCCTGGCTGGACGAGGCGGTACTGGTGGTGCAGCCCTCTAAAGATGACACTACAGAGAGGGCCTATCGCATGGCTGGAGAGGACAGACGTATCAAAGTACATGAATATCCATTCGAGTGCGATTGGATTGATACGCCCGGCTTCTACGCCAAAGACCCCGACGCGCCGGGGCACATGGTCCACATGAGTAATTGGGCATTCACAAAATGCCGCTATTCCTGGATCGTCAAGGTTGAGGGCGACGTGATTGCTACATCGACATTTGCAGACATCGTTGAACGGGTGCAAGCCCAGCCCGACAAATATATCTACTACGGGCGGGTGGTGCTGAACATGGCCGGCGAGATGTGCGATATGGTCTCCTGGGATAACCCGCGCAATGGCGGCTGGGACGAGGCGGTCGTGCCCAATAACCCGGCCTATCATTTCAAGCGCCAGGATAAATGGGAGGTCTTGCAGAACCCCGGCGAGGGCATTTCGATGGGCTGGTCCGGGCTGCACATGAAACGGTGCAAGCGCGGAAAAACGGATGGTTGGAACGGGGAGACATACATCCCGTTTACCAGGGAGGGCGTCAGGAGCGCGCTGGCGCATTTCAACCGCCACAAAATGTCTTATCCGGCGGCAGATGACCCGCTGGGGGCAGAATGTATCTACGAAGGGAATTGGATCGAATGGTATCTGAAAAACTTGTCAGCGTGATCGTGCCTACATTTGCCCGCCCTGCGCTATTGCACCGCGCCCTGGTGAGCATCTTGGAGCAGACCTACCCGCATTATGAGGCAGTGGTAGTCAATGATGGTGGGGTGGATATCCGCGGAGTTGTCGAGCAGTTTGGATTTGCCAGGCTGGTCGAGCACGAAGAAAACCAGGGGCTTCCCGCGGCGAGAAATACGGGGATAAGGAACGCTTATGGAGAATACATCACGTATCTTGACGACGACGATAAGTTTTACTCAAACCACCTGGAGCAGCTTGTCTCAGGTCTGGCAGGCGGTTATCGGTTTGCCTACACCGACGCACACGTCCAGTATCGCGGCGGAAACCCGAAGCTGTATATGTCCCAGGACTTCGACCGAGAGGGGCTTAGACGAGTCAACCAGTTCCCCGTGTGCTGCGTAATGCACGAGCATAATCTGATCGACGAGGCAGGATGGTTCGATGAGAGCTTGCCCAGCCACGAGGATTGGGATTTATGGATCAGGATGAGCGAGATAGCCGACTTCCTGCACATCCGGGAAATAACCTGTCTGGTGGATAAGACCCAGATCGGCATGATGGATGACGGCACAAATATGCGCCGCGGCTATTTTATGGTGTTCAACAAATATGCTGAGAATCCTGTTGTATTGCCCCCTATCACCTAGCTCTCCAGGGATACATCCCAGGACGCGGGAGAGCATCGACGCCCTGAAATGGGAGGGGCCATTGGATATCCATTATGGGAGGGGAGACTTGATCGCCAACCCGAGCTGGACGGAAAAGAACGACAACATTACCTATAAATACAACACGGCGCGCAAAATGGCTCTTGACGGCGGCTATGATGCTCTTTTTACGGTCGAGGCTGACATGATATTACCCCCACTTGCATTGGAGCGCATGACCAGGATAGAGGCGGATGTGGTGTATGGGCTGTATGTATCCAGGCACGGCAAACACCCCTGGTTGGCATTTAGCAGGGTGACACCCGAGATACGCGGCAGCAAGAGCTTCGATGAATACCCGGATTTGATGCAAGCCGCCTGGGGCAGAGCAGTAGAAACGGTCGGCGTGGGGATGGGCTGCACATTGATCTGGCGGCACGTGCTGGAGGCAATACCGTTCCGAAATACCGATGAGCTGATTGCAAACGATTGGTATTTCTCGCTCGACCTCCAGGCCGGGGGCTATATGCAAAAACATGATTGCGGGGTGGTGTGCGGGCATATCGAGGGCGATCGGGTTTACTGGCCCGATCCGCTGAAAGGATACGTGGAATATGGCTTACTGTGATGCGGCTGACGTAAAACAATACCTGGGCAAAGACGGGGCCGAGGATGATACCCTGCTTGAATCGCTGATCTCCAGGGCGCAAAAGGCAATCGAGCAATATACCAGGCGCCAGTTCGAGGCCGCTACGGAGACCAGGTATTTTGACCAACCCTCCGGAAGGATGCTATATACGGACGAGGATTTGTTGGCAGTAACCACGCTGACCAACGGCGATGGGACGACAATTGCTTCCGCCGATTATCAGCTATTGCCGCTGAACGAATCGCCCAAGTATGCCATACGGCTGAAACAGGGCAGTAATCTGATCTGGGAGGATGACTCCGACGGCAATAGCGAAGGGGTGATTGTGGTCGCCGGATCGTGGGGGTACAGCACAACGCCGCCCGGTGATATCGTCCATGCCTGTGTCCGCCTGGCAGGATATTGGTATAAGCAGCGCGAAGCGCAGGTGTTCGACGTGACGGCCATCCCGGAGCAGGGGGCGTTGCTAATCCCCAAGGGCATCCCGCCTGATGTGAAGATGATCCTGGATAGATACGTGAGGGCCAGCCTGTGACCACATATGCAAATTTCGTCAAGAACCTGGGCGACCTGGCTATCAGCGATGTGTACTATAAGCTGGACGAGCCGCCAGTGATGCTCAATGACCTGCCCGCTCAGTGGGTGCAGTTTCCGACGGGCGCGGAGGGGGCAATGACCTTCGATGCTCACGGCGGCTGGCCAACGTTTACAGCCCAGCTCATCGTAGCTTATGAGGCGATTGGGCAGGGGTCGCAAAAGGCGAACTTCGCCGGCACCGTGGGGATGATGGATAACGTTTCCAATGCGCTGAGGGCGGCAGTTGGCACGGTGGTAAAGGGCAAGCTGACCTGGATAATGCGGATAGCGGAGGTGCTGGTGGGAGAAATATCGTATTGGGCGGTGATAACCGAGGTCACAGGTCATGGCTAGATACATCGTATTGGAAACATTATCTTTTGGGTCCGACTTTGCCTATCCGGGCGAAGAGGTTGAGTTAGATGATGAAACGGCGCTCGTGTTGATGAGGAAACGGGCAATCAAGCCTGCTGAGTTACGGCAGGAAAATAAAACAAGCGAGGTGAAAGATGGCTCAAACAACTGACAGTATTTGGGGAGGCGCGGCCTATATAGGTATATCCATCAATGGGAGCGCGTGGACGGATATCAGCGGACACTCCAACCACGTCACGCCGGACGGCGGCGATAGGCGTACCGGCCAGGCCTACACTTTCGACGGGGAAAATCCCATCGTCAAAGTAGGCAAGAAAAACCCGCGGCAAACCAGGGTAGATATTATCTATACCGAGATTGCCACAGATGCATTCGAGGTCGCTCGGGCGCAGTTCGATGCGGCTGGCGGTGGGACGATGTACGTGCGCTGGTCGCCAAAGGGCGGCGGTGTGGGCGATGCGGGTTATACGACCAGCTCGGGTTTCGTGCTCGATTTTCGTTTCCCTGAACCGGACAGCGAAGAGGACGGACCGATGCACGGGTATTTTGTCGTACAGCACGCGGGTATCACGCGCTCGATTATTGCCACAGCCTGGTAGAAAGGATCATAAATGGCAGAGCGAAAACATAAGAAGTATCGCCGCGTGGATAGCTCAGAGATTCAGGGCGAAGGCTCTTACGTCTTGTTTGAATCTCCTGGCTTTGATGCTCTTGCAGTGGTTCTAAAAGTCGCCGAACTGGAGGGGATAGAAAGCGGCAATGTGGATATCTCCAAGCTGGACGAGGGGACATTCGATGCTGTTTTTGACCTTCTGGATCGCACGGTCAAGGAATGGAACTGGGTCGATGACGATGGACAGCCATTACCTCAGCCTGGAGAAAACGACGTTATCCGCAAGCAACTTACCCAAGAAGAGCAGGTTTTCTTAATCAGCTCTATGCCGCTTGGCGAAGCAAAAAACTGAAACTGGCGATGCTGAAACATCTGTACGCGGGTGGATCAGCACCGCCAGAATACATCGAAATGATCTTATGCCGGGATATCTACCATTGCAAGCCGGGTGAATTGGCGCAAATCCCGCTCGATACTATTCTTGCCCATCTAATTTGCCTGCGCGAGGAGCAAAAATGGGCCAAAGACAAATAGAGGTCTAAGGGTGGCAGTTAGTAGAAGCGAACTCGAAATCATCATCGGCCTGCAAGATAAAGCCAGCAGCGCATTGCGCGGCCTGACAGGGAATTTGAAGACTCTCGGTACGGTTGCCCTCAGTGCTGCGGCTGGCGGTATCGCCGCGCTTGGAGCTGGGTTGGGATTGTTAGCATCCAAGGCCATCCCAGCGGCCTCCAACCTGAACGAGGCTCTAAATGCGACCAGGGTTATATTTGGCGAGACAGCCGAGGAGATTCAGAGATTCGGCGAGATCGCCTCGAAAACAGCCGGGCTTTCCAGGCGCGAGTTCAATCAAATGGCCGCCGAAACCGGGGCGATGCTCCTGAACTTTGGAATCGACCTGAAATCGGCCACAAAAGGGACAATCGATCTTACCCAACGCGCCGCGGATATGGCCAGTATCTTCAACACCGAGGTTGGAGATGCCCTGGCTGCCATCCAATCGGGTTTGCAAGGCATGTCGCTCCCACTGCGCCGATTTGGCGTTGATCTGTCCGACATAGCCATCAAAGCAAAGGCGATGGAAATGGGCCTGGGCGATATCACGCGCCAGACAGACAGCGCGGCGTATGCGCAGGCAGCCATGGCGTTGCTAATGGAGCAAACAGACCGGATCGCCGGCGACTTCGTGAACACCTCTGGAGACCTTGCTAATGCGCAGAGAATAGCGAAAGCGGAGCTAGAGAATTTACTGGCAACTCTGGGGAGCATTGCCCTACCTGTTTTGGGGCAATTTTTTAAGCTCGTCTCATCCCAGATATTACCGGCATTAAATAACTTTGCCAATTATATAAAAGATGTGGCGGCTGGCGGGCCGCTGATTGGCGAAGCGTTTATGAAGCTACCCAAATTCCTGCAACCTATCGCTAAATTTTTGGGCCGATTGATTTCGGCATTCAAGGCGTTTTTCTCTGGACTGAAAAAGGGGGAATCTCCAATCAGTTTATTTGGTAAGATGGTCTTCAATCTATCTAAGGCATTTGGCGCGACCTCCGAGCAGGCGGGGAAGATAAAAGAGATATTCCTGGGGGTGGTCGAATTTATTACTGGTTTAAAAGATCAGATCATGGAAGTTATTGGCCCCTTTGTCTCCTGGAAAGATGTGCTTATTGCCCTGGGGATTGCTATTGCAACAGTAATTATCCCGCTCATTGGTGGATTAATTGGTGCGCTTGCCCCCATTATTCTAACGTTTGCAGCGGTGATATTGGCGGTCGCAGTACTGCGCAATGCCTGGGAGAACAACTGGGGCGGGATCCGCGATAAGGTTCAAGCCGTGATCGCGTTCCTGGTGCCTCTGATTCGGGGATTCATTACCTCCATTCAGGCGTGGTGGGCGCAGAACGGAGAACAGATCATTGCCAGGGCGAAGGCAATCTGGGACGGAATTGTAAACGGTATTAATGCGTTTATCGCCTGGGCTGGACCGCTCATAAGCGGGTTTATCCAGTCAATCCGCGACTGGTGGGCTGAACACGGCGAAGGGATCATCGCCAAAGTACAAGAAATCTGGGATGGGATTCTCGCGATATTCGATTTTTTTGCCGCCCAATTCAAGACACTATTCGAGGCGTTCCAGTTAGCCCTTGAAGGCGATTGGCGCGCATTTGGCGAAAAGCTACGCGAGGGCTGGGACAGGGCCTGGAATGCCTTTAAGGAAGTAGTCACTACTTTTGGTACGTGGGTCGGGGGGCAAATAACTATATTGATAGATAATATCCGCACCTGGTTTACCGAGACCGATTGGGCAGCGGTAGGGACATCGATCATCCAGGGTATTGCAAATGGGATCACAGCGGCGGCAGGAATTATCAAGGATGCTGCTTTACGCGCGGCAGCGGCAGCTTTTGAAGCAGTAAAAGGATTTTTCGGTATCGATTCTCCATCGAAAAAGTTTATGTTGGTTGGACAATCGCTCATGCAGGG